TATTCAGAAGATTTTAGTCAATCTTATTGGGCAAAAACAAACACAACTGTTATAAGTAATGTATCAGTTTCTCCAGATGGAACACAAAATGCAGATAAGTTAAATTTTACAACATCAAATGGGGAGATTGTAAAAGGAATGACTTTTGTAAGTGGTCAAAAATATACAATGTCTTTTTATGCAAAAACAGAAAGTGGTACTCTTGACTTTATTTATGGGAATATGGATTACCCTACTATTAGTGGAACTGCTACTGATGAATGGCAAAGGTTTGAAATAACACAAACATTACCAACTACAACAAGATTTCCTAAAATACAAACAACAGAGATAGGTTCTTTATTGTTATGGGGATTTCAAGTAGAAGAAGGAAGCTACCCTACATCTTACATCGTTTCAAATAGCGGAAGCACTACAACAAGAATAGCAGACGCAGCCAATAACTGCGGAACTGAGCAAGACTTTAATTCAGAGCAAGGTGTCTTGTATGCGGAAATGAGCGGTTTAGCTAATGATTTAACAAGAAGAATTATAACTATTACAGATGGAACATTAAATAACATTGTAAAACTTGAATACAAAAATATTTCTAATCAAATAGAAGCCGTTTTATATAATGGAAATACGGAGTGTTTAATTTTGCATACTTTATCAGATGAAACAGAATTTAATAAAATTGCTTTTAAGTATGAACAAAATGATTTTAGTTTATTTGTAAACGGAATTAAAGTAGGTACAGATACAAGTGGTGTTGTGTTTACCCCAAACACATTAAATAATTTAAGTTTTTATCAAGGTGGTTCAAATAATTTCTACGGAAAAGTAAGAAGCGTTAAATATTTCCCTACTGCATTAACAGATGACGAACTTGCATCGCTCACAACATAAAATAACTTAAAAAAATATATATAATGGCTAAAATTGGTAAATATGCTTTTGATTCACAAGCACAAGCCGAATCTAAAATTGAAGCGTTAGGAGTAGCAACAGATGAAAACGGAAACACTTATCCTACTCACAACCACTCGATAGTGAAGCTAGGTAACATAGTACTAACCCCTGGAGAATATGACGAGGAAGGAAACGAAGTTACAGCTCCAGTAATGTCTGAGAAGTATCACGTAGATGTCTTGTGGCAGATCAGTGACACATATGACGAAGAAGGTAATCTAGTGCCAGCTACACATCCTGGTGACTGGGGTAACTTTGTTGTGGATATTGCAGACAACGGGGTACATTCTTTTATGGGATTAGACTACACAAAGCATAAGTTTATCACAGAATAAGTAATTATTGCATAAAAAGTGTAATAGTATAATTATAAATAAATTAAATTTAATTCAAATGAAAATTACAGAAGAACAACTGAAAAAAGTTAATGACCAACAAGCACTGCTTGGCGATATATTAAATCGCATCGGTCTTATAGAAACAGAAAAACACAGTTTGCTGCATAAAGTAGCAGAGGTGAACAAAGAAATTGAAGACACTAAGTCTGAATTAGAAGATCAATATGGCGCTGTAACTATTGATCTTAAAACTGGTGAGTATACACCAATTGAAAAAGAAGAAGATGCAATCGAACATAAGGAAGATTAGTATAGGATCTGATTACAAAAATGATGCCATGCACTATTCCATTGGCCAAACCGTCTATGGTGGGCACGAGATAGCTTATATTCTTTTTGACAGCAGTGATAATTCATACAATATTCATATCAAAAAAGAAAACGAAGTTATGCCTTGGAAGAAGTTTAATTCTAATATGGCTATCTCTGTTGAATACGATTTAGAATATTGATGAATAGTTTATATGATTTTATTGTAAAACCTTACGATGAAAAACGTTATGATAATTCAATTAAGGTTGGTGACAAAGAACTAGTTTTAAATACTCGCATTGAGTCTTTTAAATCTGTAAATAATATAGCTGAAGTTGTAGCAGTACCTTTGGCATTTAAAACAGACGTTAAAGTAGGTGATAAAATAATAGTTCACCACAATGTCTTTAGAGTTTTTTATGACATGAAAGGTAAAAAGAAAAACAGTAGATCTATGTTTGTAGATAATATGTTTTTTGTAGCTTTAGACCAAGTTTATATGTATGGTGATTTTGGTGATTGGAAAGCTTTTGGCAACAGATGTTTTGTAATGCCACTAAAAAATAATGACCATCTAACGCTCGATAAAGAAAGAAAGCTTATTGGTATACTAAAGTATGGTAATAAGTCCTTAGAAGCGCTTAAAATAAGTCCTGGTGATCTAGTTGGGTATACTCCTTATGGAGAATTTGATTTTATTGTAGATGATCAGCGATTATATTGTATGAAATCAAATGATATTGTAATTAAGTATGAGTACCAAGGAGACGAAATTGAAAATAATCCAAGCTGGGCGAAGAGCAGTTGAGGAATTAATTAAGGTAGCAGAAGAAAAGATCGTTGACTCAGGTGATGATATTTCAGCTGACAGACTTAAGAATGCTGCCGCTACTAAAAAGCTAGCTGTATTTGATGCTTTTGAAATTCTAAATAGAATTCAAGACGAAGAAGATATGCTAAATGAAAAACCAAAAGAAGAAAAGGAAGAAAAACCTAAGTCTTTCAAAGGTTTTGCAGAAGGGAGATCTAAATAATGTACCAGCAAACTTTATATAAAATATTAGACGATCACATTAATCCAAAGGTAATCAGTAAGTTAAACCGCTATAACAAGTGGGAATATGGTTACAACAAGGAGCACGATGTAGTTGTTATTAGTAAAACTGGTAAAATAGGTGAGATCTATGAAATACAGGGTTTAACTATAGCTTTGCCAAAAGATGATAACGTGACAACATTTGACTCTGATAAATGGGAATATACTGAATACCCAAAAGAGCTTGGTAAAATAAAAACTGTATTTGACTGGCGTGAATATCCACCTGAGTTCCAAGAAAAGTGGTACGACTACATAGATGCTGAGTTTAAACGTCGTGATGAAGGTTTTTGGTTTTACAATAAAGGAAAAGCTACTTACTTAACTGGTTCACACTATATGTATCTGCAATGGAGTAAGATCGATGTTGGTAAGCCGGATTTTAGAGAAGCAAATAGATTGTTCTTTATATTTTGGGAGGCTTGTAAAGCTGATAACAGGTGTTACGGTATGTGTTACCTTAAGAACCGTCGTTCTGGTTTTTCATTTATGGCTTCAGGTGAAACAGTAAACCAAGCTACAATATCAAGTGATTCACGCTATGGTATATTATCAAAGTCTGGACCTGATGCTAAAAAAATGTTTACAGATAAAGTAGTGCCAATCTCGGTTAACTATCCTTTCTTCTTTAAACCAATACAAGACGGTATGGACCGTCCAAAAACAGAATTAGCGTATAGAGTACCAGCATCGAAATTTACAAGACGTAAATTAGATACAAATGAAAAATTAGAAGATTTAGAAGGTCTTGATACAACTATTGACTGGAAAAATACTGGTGACAACTCTTATGATGGTGAAAAACTAAGGTTATTAGTTCACGATGAAAGCGGTAAGTGGGAAAGACCAAACAACATATTAAATAACTGGCGCGTAACAAAAACAACGCTCAGACTTGGGTCAAGGATCATTGGTAAGTGTATGATGGGCTCAACTAGTAATGCGCTTGATAAAGGTGGGGATAATTTCAAAAAACTTTACTATGATTCAGACGTTACTAAACGAAACGCCAATGGACAGACTCGCTCGGGATTATATTCTTTGTTCATACCTATGGAATGGAACTACGAAGGATACATTGATTCTCATGGAACACCTGTATTCGACACACCAACAGAACCAGCTAATGCGCCAGATGGGTCTAAAATAGATTTAGGTGTAGTTGATTATTGGCAAAACGAAGTTGATGGTTTAAAGCAAGATAACGACGCTTTAAATGAATTCTACAGACAGTTTCCAAGAACAGAACAACACGCTTTTAGAGATGAGACAAAACAATCACTGTTTAACCTCACTAGAATATATGAGCAAATAGATTATAACGAAGACGTAAATAACTCTTCAATGGTTACTACTGGAAGTTTTCAGTGGGAGAATGGTAAAAAAGACACTAGAGTTTTATTTGTACCGCACAAAGATGGTAGGTTTAAAATTAGTTGGGTACCACCTTCGCATTTGCAAAATAAAGTTATAGTTAAAAACGGTACTAAATATCCAGGTAACGAACATTGTGGTGCTTTTGGATGTGACCCATATGATATATCAGGAACTGTAGATGGTAGAGGATCAAATGGTTCACTACACGGTCTTACTAAATTTTCAATGGAAGATGTACCACCTAGTATGTTTTTCTTAGAATATATATCAAGACCACAAACAGCTGAAATATTTTTCGAAGACGTGTTAATGGCTTGTATTTTTTACGGCATGCCAATACTTGCTGAAAATAATAAACCTAGACTTTTATATCACTTTAAAAGAAGAGGTTACAGAGGTTTTGCAATGAATAGACCAGATAAAGTTTGGAATAAACTATCTACTACAGAAAGAGAAATTGGTGGAATACCAAACTCAAGTGAAGATATAAAGCAAGCTCACGCATCGGCCATAGAAACATATATAGAAAACTATGTTGGGTTTTTAAACCCTGGTTATGGTGATGTATATTTCCAAAGAACATTAGAAGATTGGGCAAAATTTAATATAAACAATAGAACAAAACACGATGCTTCGATTAGCTCTGGACTAGCTATTATGGCTTGTAACAAACATTTATATGTTCCAGTTGCCCCTATTAAAAAAGAAGTTTATAACTTAGGATTTAAAAGATATGACAACAAGGGTCTTGTGTCTAAAATAATAGAATAAATGAAGGTATACACAAATACTAATAGTTCTTTTCCTAACCAAGTTGTTAGTGATGCCGAAAAAGCTAGTTATGATTACGGTTTGCAGGTGTCGAGAGCAATTGAACAAGAGTGGTTTGATCAAGGAAGAACAAATCAAAATCGCTATCAAACAAACTGGAATAACTTTCATCAGTTAAGGTTATACGCGAGAGGAGAACAGTCGACGCAAAAATATAAAGATGAATTATCTATTAATGGTGATTTGTCTTATTTAAATCTAGACTGGAAACCAGTGCCTGTTATTTCTAAGTTTGTAGATATTGTTGTAAATGGAATATCTCAAA